CATTAGGGGAAAAAGAAGCTGATCTCACTGCTCCAGTAGGCAGTGTAGAAGGAAGCTCCAAATTTCTATATACTCCAGAAACCAATTTTTGTATTAACAAGTACGGGGCAACTGTCGTGTACTGTACAAAATATGTTCCATCACTAGATTGTGCCACTCCAGAGTTTACAGTGTGTACAGAGCTAGAGAACCAAGTGTTTAGCCCAAGTTCTGTTTCTCCTGTTTTAAAATAAGGAAAAGTAACCCCGTCATAAGTAAAAGCATCAAAAGTAGCTCCTCCCACAATAGCGTTATCCACATAAGCAGTTGTAGCAATCTTAGTAGAGTTATCATTAGGTGCTTGGGTAGGTGCAGTTGGAGTTCCTGTGAATGCAGGAGATACTGTTGATGCAAAATCATGGGTAAACCACTCAAGTCCTGTTGCTGTTGCAGGATTTGCTCTAATTAATTGCCCATTTGTTCCAACTGGCAATCTATCGTTGTTTGTTGAATAAGTGAAAATATCGCCTTTTGTTGTAAGGGGAGAAGTTGCAGGAGGTGTTATCCATTTTAAACCAGATGCCTCTGCTGAATCCGAACTTAAAATATATCCGTCTGTTCCAACTGGAACTCGGACATGAGTTGATGCGTCACGAGATAATAAATCACCTTTTGTTGTTAGTGGAGAAGTGAATTTTGAATTAAAGGTATTCCAATCACCAGAGCTTAAATATCCATCTTGAGAGCCACTTGATTGAGGAATAGAAATAGTTCTATCTGCACTTAAATCGCCACCGCCAGTCAAAGGGGAGGTTGTACTTATTGATCTAGTTGCTGAAACCTTATTGTTAAATGTATTCCAATCTGTTGAAGATAAAAAACCACTTAATAAAGAAGTTGCTTGTTGAATTGATAAAGTTCTATTTGCAGATAAATCAGCACTTCCAATTCCATCTATGAATAATGGTGAAGTTGTCGTGATTGTTGTTGCGTCATCAACTTTTGCATTTAATTGTGTTTGAATTGATGAAGTAACTCCTGACAAATACCCCAATTCTGTGTCTGTTACACTTGATGATTTAATTGCCTTGGAACCATTTAAGTAAGGAACCGTATTGCCAGTTAAATTATCAAGAATGACATCTGTTGTTGGGTTTAGAATAATATTTGAAGTTGTATTTGATTGAATCTCGTCTGTTTTTGTTGCTCTATTTGAGCCAAATTGAGCCATTGAATCCAAAGCAAATAATAAAAAAATAACAATTAAAAATTTCTGCATATTTCAAAAAGCCTTTCGTTGATTGAGTCATACATAAGTGCAAGGCAATAACCTTTTTTTAACTCAGCATCGCCATTTATAAATGCACCATATTGAATATCGTTGTATGTTATCTTAATTGTGTTTGTGTCACTTTGTCCAAATAGCAAAATAACTGTGCCATCTTGCATTGCAGATAAAGAACCAAAAGGAGTTGTCGAAGCTGTTGCTGGACCGCCTTGACCCTGAACTCGTCTCATTTGAAATGATTGAGAGTCATCTTTTGAAATTGAACCGCCACCAGAAATATCTTCAACTGCAAACGTTTTAAAAATGTTTTTAAATATTGTTGCGTTTAAAATTTGCCCAACAAATAAATCTTTTGCAATAGAAGCTCCGCCGTCTGTGTGAAAAGCCCCGTCTGTTGAGTTGGTTGCGTTTGTGATATTTGTTTGATTAATTTTGCCCGTTGTCCCTGTGTCTGAATTTTTAGACATGAAGGAATTATTTACATTTGAGCTTGTTAATGGAGAGTTAAAACTTACTGTCATAATTTCCTAAATCTTAAAATACCACTTTCATAATATCCAACAAGACCATCTGCATAAAGTTCTTTTAATAAATAGCCTGTTCCGTCTTTGGATTTAGAAGTAGATTCTAGTAAAATGTTATAATAATTATTGTAATTTGTAATATCTGGAATAAATTCAATTTGTCTTTTCTTGGTTATATACTTGAGGAAATTTCTAAGGTTTAAAACACCATTTAAATCCTCTCTTATTGGGGAGTCCTTTGCGTGTTCGTAGTCGTTTGCTAAGGCTATATTAAATGAAAAGTATTCTAATTGACCATAAGAAATTGTTTCAACATTTATCCCAGAAGTTGATTCATTTACACTTACTTGATTTGCTTCTTGGTCATCTTCTGCGTCTATGTAATCCTGAAGGTCGAATTGAGGTCTATATTCAAAACCAGAAGTAATATTTGATTCATAAGAGCTTGCACCTGTTAAGTCTGCGCCTGTAAAGCCTGCCAATGCAAAGCAATCATTTCCAATAACCGAACCAGAACTAACTAATAAATCAAAGTTTCCGCTTGCTGAAATTGTTATTAATCTATTTTCTCGATCAAGTGTTGTTAAATAATCAAGAGAACCTGCTTCGTTTAAAGCTCTAGCAATCTCATCTATAAACTCATCAATTGTATAAGCACCAGAATTTAACTCAGCTAATAACTCTCCTGAGCCTTCATCGAAAGGCAAAAGATAATTAGTTTCATCAATATAGTGACCATAAATAAATGCAGTTTTTGAAAATATCATTTATAACCCTTAAGCAAACCTAGCGTCTGTTAAAACAATCCCTTCTTTTCCAAATGAATCAGATAAAATTTTTGCTAATCTTGTTCCTGTTTCTTGTGAATCTAAAATATCGCCCTGTACAACAAGTGAAACATTTGTGCTTGGTTTTCTTTCTTCTATTTGATCTGGTGTTATCGAAGCTCTTGAGCCACCTAGCTCAGAGCCACCATAAGAACCAGTTCCACCGCTTGAACTAGGAGTATTTGCAGAGGTTGCCCCTGCTTTTGCACTTAAATATCCTCCGAGAATTTTTATCCCTGCACCTGCTGAGATTAAAGCCCAACCAGATGCACCTTTTGTTGCGATAGTTTCAGCAACACCTTGTTTAATATAAAAATCGCCAATTGCACTAGCAATATCTCCAAATGTTGCTAAGATCCCAGCCTCAAATGCCTTAAAGGCATTTTCATTTTTAGCTAAGGCTACACCAACATTATTAAGTGAGCGACTTAATCCAGAAACAAAAACAGTTTGAATTGTTGTTGCAAGTTGAACTATGGTTGCTCTTGATCTTCTTGATGCAATCTCAAAGGCTTCTGCGATTCCAGTTGCAAAAACAGTTACATCTCCAAGTTCTTTTTCTCTTAAAGCATCTCTCTGCTCTTGAAACATTCTATCGTTTTCCAAGATTAGAGCATTATAAGATGCTTGAGACAACAACCCCTGTTTATTAGCTTCATCTATTGCTTCTCGTCTTTTATTTAAATTTTGTAAATTAAGCTCGTTCGACATTATGCCAATCTGAGAAAGATAATCAATTTTTTTCTGTTCAGAGGTAATTATTTGATTATTTGAATCAACATAAGCACTAGCAACTTTTCTTGTGCTTTCACGCTCTTTTTCTTGCGAGCTTAATATTTCTTTTCTTTTATTTAAAAGAGAGCTTATTTGATCTTCATATTTCTGATTTTCTTTTCTTAATGTGTCTATTGATTTAATAGAAACACTTAAGTCATTTCTTCTATTTAATTTTTCTAACTGCTGAATTTGTGAAATTACAATTTGTTGCGAATCAACAAGCTTAGATATTTGAGAGTCCAGTTGTCTCAATGATGCTGTTTGAGGATCGAAAGCTCCTTTGGCTTCTTTGGCATCTTTTATAAATCTTAAAAATCCCCTACCTGCTTCAATGGTGTCCATTAATGCTGGCAAAATACTCTCAGTAAATTCTTGCCCGAGTAATTTAAATTCAGCAGTAAACTGGCTTATTTTAAAGTCTAGTGATTGAGAAATGGTGTTAAAAGCTCTCGCTGTTGCCCCTGCACTGTTTTCTGTCAATTGAAGAATACGGGCAAAGTCTTTTGTGTCCCCTTTTACAATAGACAAAAGAGGGACTAAAGCATTTACATCACCAACTAAAGCATTAAGAGCAGATGAGTTGCCTTTTGTTTTATTTTGAACATCTTGAAGAAATCCAACAAGCCCTTTTGCTTGAAGTGCTGTTTGATTAAATTCAAGACCAAGAGCCTTTGCTGTGTCACTAGCTTCTTTTGTTGGTTTGATGACATTTACTAATAATTGTCTAATGCCTCTAATTGCAATATCAGAAGCAACACCTTGCTTGGTAACAAAGGCGATTGTTCCTGCTAAATCAGTAAACGAAACACCTGCACTTGATGCAATTGGAGCTACGTTACCTAGAAAATCTGAAAACTCTTGAAATGTAACAATACCTTCTCGCACAGCCACAAATAAAGCATCTGAAGCAACTTGAGCTGTTAAACCTTGTTGAGAATATGAGTTTAAAACAGAAGCTAAGACTTTTGTTGTATCTTTTAAATCAGATAAACCTGCAATAGAAGCATCATTGGCAGTCTTTAATAAATCAAGCCTATTTGTTGTGCCCTGAATACCTGCTGAAACAATCTCGTAATAAGCCTTTGCTTGTTGAGCCGAGGTTGATGCATATTGTGATGCAAAATCTTTAAAGACATCTGTTTGCGTCGCTGTTATTTGCTCATTATCTGCGAGGATAGAATTTACTTCTGCAAAAGCCCTTGAATAATCTCTGGCAGAGTTTAAACCAGTTGTTAAAACATTTGTAATTAATCTGATAGCAGATTCAACAGCTCTGCTTGTTAGGTTCGCTATTGTCATTTGAGGGATAAGAGAACTAAATGCACCCCTAAATTTTCCTAAAGCACCAGAAGCAACTTCTGAGCTTTGAGCGATATTTGAAATCCCAACTTCTGGTTTTTCTGTTTTTACAACAGTTGATAATTTTTTTAAATCACTTGCAACTTCTTGAACATTTGAACGTCTTATTTTGGCAGTTTCTTTATTAATTTCGCTTACTGATTTTGCAATACTGTCTGAAGCACCTTTAAAATCAACGCTTTTTCTTATGACTTCTTTGTAAATTTGAGCTGTTGTAATTAGACTATTGTTAAAACGCTCTATTGATTTTCTACTCTCATTTATTCTGGCTGTTAAGTATGTGAAGCTATCACCAATTTTATCAAGACCAGAGTTTTCAATAAACTTTTTTGAGATGTTTGTTAATTTCTCTATTTCTTTTTCAGCTTTTTTTATCTCAGAAGATAAAGCACCTTTATCTAAGTTGAGCTGAATTTTGATTTCATCAGCCATTACCTTCTACCTCTCTGCTTTAATATTTCAACAGCGTCTTTTGATGAAACCCAATTTTCAAAATGTAAGGGATTTGCTTGTTTGTGAAGCTCTCTGTGATAATTAGCTCTGTCTTTATCGCTTATCTTGGTATAAGAAGCCACATCAACACTTGTTAATGTTTCTCTAGCCTTTAAAATATTCATAGCCTCATAAGACTTGTAAAACATTTCGGCTTCCATGCCTTCAACCTCGTGGGGGTTTAGAGAATAAAATCTTGCCACTTCAAATAATGGCAACTCATCAATCGCTAAATTTTTTTTTGAAGCAAAAGAACATCAATAACTTGCTCTAACTGCTCAACGTAAAATTGCTCAACGATCTCTTTTGGCAAGCCCAATTTCTCTAAAAAAAGAAAAAGAACTTCATCTTTTGCTTCTGCTGAATCTGCTTTGCTAAAGTTTTTTGCATACTCATTGGCTTCTTTAATTGTTGGAAAGCTCACATTGTAAGCTTTTCCGTCAAAAACAACCTCTAAGGATTTTTTGCTAAACTCTAACTTCATAAAACCTTTTTAAGAAAGGTGCAGAGAAGGATAAAAACTCTGCACCAACCATTCATTATTGCCTAATTGGATTAAGCACTAAAATCTTGTAACCAATCACCTTGTACCCATAAGTTTACTTTTTGGTCTAGTGATTTGTCTAGATAAGCTTTGAAATTAACTGCTAGTGCTTTTTGTTCAGTTCCAGAAAAAGAAACCGATTCAATAAGTGGTGCAGATTTCCAAAATACCCAGTCATCACTTCTATCAGAAATATCAATAATTCTAACAGGGTGAAGAATTAACTTTCCTGCATAATCATACATTGAATTATAAAGTTTTGATTGACCTTGTCCAAGAACTTCAGTACCGCCAGAAGGAGTTAATGCATCGCCAGAAACACCAGCAATAACAGTTTTTAAAATCCCTTGAGTAAGCTCAATTAAGCTCATTGAAGCTGAAGCTGTTGACCCTGCAAAAATATCATCTAAAACAATCTCGCCTGTTTGGTCTGATTTAATTTCGATTGTTTGAGCTTCGAAAGATAACTCAACCCCACCAGAAGTAGCACCAAGCTCCCCACCGATTCCTTGGACTTCAACAACCTTAGTTACATTTGCTGTTCCAGTTCCTTCTGCTGTGTTGTCGATTTCGCCAATGAATTTATTGCATAAACAAAATTCTTGAGCAGATTCACCTGCTTTTGCATAAAAATCATCTACTCCAGAAAAAAGGAAAGCTAATAAAACCTTTGCAACAATTTGAGCAGATGTATCACCTGCAAGAATTGAAACTGAACCTAATAATGTTTTTCCAGCAGGAGCAGGATCTGAAGCTACCCCGTCATCAAACCAAATATAACCAACAGTTTGATTATAATCAGGGTCAATGATTGTTAAATTCAAATAATCCCCACCTGAGTTAGAGCCATTTCCATTAAAAATGTAATTACGGCAATGCTCTCTACCCCAAAATACTCGCATTGGTTCAACACGAATGTTTGTTCCTTGTACTCCACAACCCATAAAATCTCCTTATATTATTGATTGATGCAACTCTACTTGAAATTGTAATGTAAAAATAAACGTGTTGTCATCTTCACTAACATTTTCTGGTGTTATCGAGTTACAAATTATGTTTTTAATTGGATTAACTGCACTTAAAGCATTTGATCTTTTTGTTAAATTAAGCCTTATTTCTCCTGCTTTGCAATAACCGAGGTCATAGCGAAGCATTGGATTATTATTTCCATCAATAAATAACTTAATCTCAACTTCAACTGTGTCGATAATTGTCGTATGCTGTTGCTCTGTTGTAGTTGACTTGATTCCTAGGAAATACCAATCCTCAAGTCTTGTGTCTGGGATATTATCAAAAGAAGTTGGGTGATTATGCTCTTTTATGTCTGGCATAACTTCTTTTATTTTGGCTTTAAAATAACTTCTAATATCTGAAATCAATTAAATTCTCCACAGAGTAGTTGTTCGAATATCTCGTCTTTCATCTTCATCAACAACATTATCACCATCATAATCAAATTTAATAGCTGATCTATTTCGTGCGTTAATTAACAATTGCTCATATGCTTTTGCTTTTGTATCAAAAATATCATCTGGTGAAACTGTCAATGATTTCATGATAAGAACTAAGGTCTGATATACAGACCATTCTCTTACTTCTTCAATATCATGCAAATCACCCTTTAATATCTTAGAGCCATCTTCTTTGTAGATTCGTTGCTCATCAAAATATTGAAGGATAAGTTCTTGTGATCTTCTGTGAATATCTTTAAATGTATTTCTGCCATTTCTGACATATTTCATTATGTCTTGTTCGTGGGCAATAAGATTATTGTCAGAGCTAAAAAGTAGGTCATCTCCTGCATCTAATATAAGAATGTCTTTTGTTTCTGTTGTTGGAGCCCCATCTGTTGTAATTCTAATTGAAACAGTTTTAACCCCGTCTGTTGCATACTGAAAATCTAAATACCATCTTTCTGGGTCATCATTTGTTACATCAATAAACCCTGCACCTGAAAAAGGCTCTATTTCAACTAATGAAACTGCATTTTCATCTGGCGTTATAAAAGATTTCCCAGCATATAATCTGGTTTTATCGTTTACTTGAACCTTATCTTCTAGTTCTAAAAATGGGAAAATCATTTTTCAACTCCATCAATTTTTACTGTGTCTTTATTCGATTTCATTCTCCAAAATAAATGACCGCTAAAAATTCCAATAAATAAACCAATGCAAAAAACCATAAAAGGCATTTCATAGCTCGATTTTATAATTAAAGAACTTATTGAAGCCTCTGTGCCACCTAACATAATGGCATAAATATCATAAGCTAAAATTAATAAAACAATTAAAGGAATAATTAGAAATGTTACAATTTTTGTTACTTTATAAATATTCATGCCTTAAATATTTCATAGCATATTGCAATTTTATGCTTGAATCCTGCGTTATGTTTAAAAATCATTCTTAATTTATTTGTGTGATTTGTCGCACTGTAGGTCATGTATTTAGAAGCCCTGCCATCAACATCAAAATAAGATTCTGGTGGTATAAAAGTTAAATTAATTCCGCCTTGAGTAAAAGGTTTTGTCCCACCATAAGCCTCTGGCACATCTGGCACAGCTTGAACCCAACATCTTAGGTCTTGCGATGGTCTATCTTTTTGCAACAACATTGCCCCAACAATTTCAAAATCATAATTAGGTTCAAAATCAATTACGGTTTTAATGCAGTTTGAATCTGCATCTGCTTGATCTGAACATTCAATATCGCCTGACTTGTAATATTTTGCAGTCGCATGAGTTATATTATTTCCAGAAGCATCTTTATAATAAAGACCAGTTATGTTCGAAGTTTCAAATTCAATAAACGGTAACTGATAATGAAAGCCTGCTGTTGCAGATGCTTGCCTAACAATCTCCCGACCATTTGAATCTCTTTCTGGTAAATTAACTCCCATTATGATGCGTCCTTTTGACCAAATACAATCATTTTTAATAAGTCCACTTGTGAAATATTATCACGAACAATTACTTTTATGTAATCGTTTGTTAAATATGTTCCTTGTCGTTTAATAACGAATGGAGAAGCAGGACCAAACTTTGCACTCATATAATCACCAGAAGAAGCTCCAATAATATCAAAACCCCCACCTGCTCCAACTGCAAAGTGCATATCAAATTCATAAGTCGTTTTGATCGGTTGAAATTGAAATGTTGTATCTTCTGACTTAACTTCAATTAATAAGCCGTTTGTTAGTGCGTTATTTAGCCCAAGAAAGTTTGTTAATTTTATACCAACATCAACGCCTGCAAATGCCATTGAAGTTACAACTATGTCCTCGCTTGGAAGTGCATTAATAATAAACTCAACAGGAGTCACGGAGCCATTCACGTTTAATGAATTGCTTGTTCCATTCTTAACATATTCTTCGTAAAGATTTCCGATAATTTGTGGAGCAGAAGTCGCTTTTACCCAAAGCTTTTTTATTCCATCTTCTGAAATAACATCGGCGGTGTGTATTTCATCACCGCCTGTTATTTTTATAAAATCTGCTCTATTAGAACCTGATATGTCAGCCACTAAATACTAGCTCCTGAGATTGTAGAGTATAAGTCTTGAGCTTGGTTGTCCAAGTTAGTTCTTACAACCTCAATGTTTACAGAAGAAGCATTTAAGCCTTTTTCAAATTTAAAAGCAATATTTGGGTTAGCTGTAGAGTTAAATCCAACCGCAACAATTACTGAATTGATTTTTAGCTCAGCTCTCATTTTCCCAGATGCACTACAATGAACTTCATAAAGCTTGAAGTTTGCAGGAGCCCCGTAAGTATGTGTTGAGTTAGCATCAACTGCTATCCCAGTTCCTTTATTGTGGTCAAAAGCTTCTGTTAAGCTCTCGAAAAATTCAACAGGTAAAGGATTTGCACTTGAATAAGCATTACCTAATTCATCTTTTAAGTGAGCCGAAACTGAATCAGTTGTTGCGCTTAAGTCACGAATATCTAAATCAGTAGCAGTTACGCCAACATTTGAAGAACCAGAAACGTCAACTTTGTCAGATGCGAAAGATAAGTCTCTGATATCTAAATCAGAAGCATCAACAGTAATTGAGCCACCATTGTCAGTAATATTGATTGAACCATCTGCATTAACTGCCAAGAAATCAGTTCCGTCACCAACTTTTACTGAATCTTGAGTGTGTGATAAGTCTCTAATGTCTAAATCAGTTGCCGTAATATCAGCATTAACATTGATTGACCCGTCTGCTTCAACTTTTAACTGTTGACTTGGGGTTGTTGCGTCTGCAATTTTTGCTACAACGTCACCATCTTGCTCGGTACGAATTGGAAGTGATGAATCAAAATCAGCCATGGTTATTCTCCTTTAAGAGCCTTAAGCTCTTGTTCTAGTTCTTTTATTTTTTCAGATTGAATTTCGAGATTTTTCTCGATTCTTTCAATCTCTTTTTTTCTTTTTAAAATATCTAATTGTAGAGAATCTTTCCCTACGATAACTTTTTTAAGCTCTAATTCTTTTTCAAGTATTTCTAAATCATGCATTGTAAATGTTCCCTGTTATTGTGCTGTTAAAGTCAGAAATTGAGTTGCTTTTATTTTCTACGATAACTTTCAAATTGTCACCTGACTGTAATCTGATTGTCGTCTCGATATTGTCACTGAATTTTGTGAACCAAATTCTGTGCTTGTAAACAATAACCGAGTTAATTTCTATAGTAAAAACAGACTTATTTTCGCCTGATATATGAATATGCTTAACATCAAGACCTTTTAAAGCAGGGACTGTGTAGTCGATTATCGTTTCAGTTGCTAAACCTGCAACACTTGGAGCTTCATCATAAACATTTAACGGCTCACCTAGCTCAGTAAAAGAAACTGGCACGGGTTCAGATATTGATTGTTCAATGCTTACGGCAACCTTTGTTAGGTCACCAGAGGCTTCCCTAAATTTTTCATGCTCTCTGTCTCTAATGTTTTTTCTAACAAATATGCCTGACATTATTTACCTTCCTTTGGTGGGCGATAAATAGAAGCATCTGCTCTGAAATAAACAATAGCTTTATTTTCTGTTTCTTGAACTTGGAAATAGTCAAACATAGTGTTATTCACCACGTTATTAAGGAGCATTAATTTTTGAAGTTCAATAAAGGAATTGGCTTCCAATTTATAAACGATCAAATTTATATTTTTAGATAAAGCCATTTAAACCCGATAGAAAAGGGAGTGCATTTCTGCACCCCCAAATTATTCAACTAATTAAGCTGATAAAGATGAACAAGAACGACCGATATATAGAGCATCTTGGTCAATGATTCCATATTTGAAAACACCATACCAACCAAGGTTTACAAATCTGTTTAACTTGTCGAAAGGTCCAGTTGCAACCATTCCAACCTCTTTAGAAACAGCTTTTCCAAGAGCGTTGAATCCCATGAAATAAGAGTTATAAACATCTTCTGAATCCCCTGAAGCACCTGCAAAAATAGTTGCATGGTTATCTCTGATGATTCTGAAACCGCAAAGCATACCAACTTCATTCATAAGAACTTCATTTGGTTGAGCGTATTTATTGATGTCAACCCATGAACCAGAACCAGCACTGTTTCTTAAATCATGAATAGCGTCATCGTGTAGAACTGCAACGTATAACCCGTTAATCATTTGAACAGAGTTTCTTGCAAGTTTGTTATACATTTTGTTAAGGAATGATGTGTCAACAATATCAGTAACAGCTAAGTCACCATTTGCTCCGTTTCCTGTTCCTGCAAATTGTACATTAGATGAAGCATCTAAAGATAAAAGAGCTAATTTATCTTGAGTTCTACCTGCGTTAATACCAACCAATCTAGCAGAAGCTAAATCAATTTTTCCACCAGTTTGAAGTGAAGCTAATTGAGTTTTTGTAACTACGTTCCCGTATTCAGCAGGAGTTAAGATGATATTTGCATCAGCTAATGCTTCAGAAACAACATCGTCTGTTTCAACAAGCGGAGTTGTTGCTAGTGATAATTGAGAATATTTTTCAAACTCAATTGATTTAGCGTTGATGTTAGCTTTGTAAGTAACAAATTGGTCCATAATTTGGTCTTGTGCAGACGCAACAATAAATTGTTTATCGTACGCTAAGATGATTGAATCATCAACTTGAGCTGTACCTGATAAGTTAGTTGTAAAAGGCATTTTCTTTCTCCTTGAAAATTAAATTTTGTTATACTTTTTCATAACTGCTTCGACTTCTTTTTGAGTTTTAGCCTCTGCAATTGCTGTTTTAAAATCAACTTCTGAAACTTGGTGCTTGCTCGTAGGTGGAACATCTTTTACTTTTGAGGCACTACCTTCAAATAAATATGTTTTTTCCTTAGCAACATTCTCTATCAGTTCATTGATTTTTGAGTCATCGAAATCAAAATCTTCCGTCATAACATTCTTTACTTGATCTTTATTCAACAGCTTCAGAAAAACGTCAGAGTCTTTACACCCTTTCATTTCTGCTTTTGTTTTTAAAGTCTTGAAAAGCGTCTTATTAACGAAAAGCTCCCTAGTTTCTTTAAATTTAGATTCTAGGTTTGAAATCTTTTCCTCGTAAGCCTTTTTTACTTCCTCGAAGTTTCCTGCCTTCTCTTGCTCCTTAAGATTGTACTCATTGAGCTTTTGAGTGGCTTCTTCTAGTTGCTTTTTCAAATCATTGTTTGCGTTTTTTTGCTTGAACAAATCATCTTTAAAGCGTTCTAAAACCTCGACTGGTATCGAATCATTAGGCACAACCTTTGATTTGTCAGCACTACTGACATTGGCTTCGTTAGTCATAATAATAAACTCCCTTTTATAGTTTTGCAAACTTAAGATATTTTGTTTTTAAGTCTGCGTCTTAATTCTTCCTTGACCTTTTTCGTGATCTTCTCGTTAATCTTTTCAGATTCGATCAGTATTGTGAACCCTTTTTCTCCTAAGCCTTTTAATATTTTCTTATTCGGAACGCTTTTCCCAGTTGTCCCATTTTTATTCTTGTAGCCTTTATGGTCACCCTCGACTGTTATTGTTATTGCTGAACTATTTGAGTCAACTTTATGAGTTATTGAATCAACCAACTCTCCTGTGATTGTGACGTTTGCTCGACCTTTTGAAAATGTTGGGTGAGTTTTGTTGTATTTTGCAACCTGTTCTCGTCTTTTTGATGCTTTCTTTTTGTCCTTAAATTGAAATTTTTGACCTGCAACATTCTTTCCTGTTCTGGTAGTTCCTTTAAATATAAAAACAACGTCTGCCCCAACTTTATCAAGAAAATCCTTATCTTTTAATATTGCTTCGATCTTTTTTATAATTGCGTCAACTATGTCCATTATTCATTATCATCAAATAGGTCATCTATTCTAAATGAGACAGGGCTATTTGAGCCTTCCAATAACTCGATTGCTCCTAATGTAAAAGCATCTTCATCTTGAGTTACATCTTTTGATCTTTCTAATAAATCTTGGAGCTTATTTTTTATTTTATTAACTTCATCTTTTGTTACGCCAAAAAACTTTCTTTTTGGAACTTTGCCTTCAAGAATTGGGTGACCCTCAAAGCCTGTGTTGTGGGCAAAAGCTTTTGTGGCTTCTAGCCCTTCAAGACCAACCTTTAAAACATTCCCATCAATATCCAAAATATCCATTGAATCCAACATATCGCCTGTTAGTTTCATATTTACTTTATTCTTGGATTTCCCGAATGCTTTAAATTCTAATGATTCTGAATAGGCTTCTGAATAAGGAGAAGGCAAATCATTGCCGTTGATGTCTTTTGTTTTGGATGTTCTTTCTCTGATTATATCAATAACTTCTTGCCCAAATGCCTCGTGAACAACTTGAGGGATTTCAAAATCAACCCCAAAGATTTTCTGCAAATCAAAAACCTGACTTACTTCTTCTTCTTCGAGGTTGATTTTCATTAACTATTTACCTTTTTTAACAGGTTTTTTAGCTTTCGCTTTCTTCTTCATCTGATTCTCCTTCTTCATCTTCCATTGCTTCTTGTTTCGACTTCGATTCATTGAGCTTATTGGAAACTTGTTCATAATTGCTCATGTTAGCTTGATTTATTTGCTCAAGCAACTCATCTGCACCTTCTTCATCTAAATCATAGTATTTCATTAGTGCTTTTTTAGGAGTTGTTAAGTTGTTTTGGATTTCTTTAATTACTAAATCTAGTTTTTCGTTTTCACTCATGATATTTGAAGGCTCGTGAAACTTAATTTCAACTGTCGCTGTTTCTGGAATTTTGCCAATCCAATAGAATCTATCTAAAAAATCCGTTCCACTGTATAAATTAATCCATTTAACAATTTGCTTAAACAGTTCAGTTTCGGCTTTTCTAAATTTCGCCATATCAGATTGCGAAGCCTCGAACTGCTCAATCATTGAAAGAAGTCTTTCAACTCCCGATGAATAGGAAACTGCTTCACCCTTTCCATTTACAAGTTTTGGGTCATGACCTCTTGTGGTTAAGAAGTTAGATAAAAGCTTATCTGTAAATTCATGGGTGCCTTGAAGATTAGGATTTGGATTCGCAAATTCAAAAGTTACTTGCCCATCTGTTGTGTTATCAGTTGGGAGCTTCAATAAATGAGTTGGACCTATCTGGATATTTTCAGGCATTAATGTGCTCGGAGCCTTTAAGATAGCCTGTGACCAACCTTGCATTCTGACAATATGAGCAACATCTGACATTGTTGCATTGTATTGAATAGTGATGTCTGCTAAATCATCTCCCCCATCAACAAAGAAAGTAAATTCTTTTTCGTTTGCTATATCAATGAATGATAGATGCTTGATAGGGTTTTCAACATCTGCTAAATCAGAAACTATATTCCCGTAGCCATCACAAACAAAATTAAGCTCTTTTGTCCAGAAAACGAACCTTGAATTAGCTCGCCAATCATCGCCGTCACCTATTGCTTGATCTATTTGGTCGTAAGATAATTTTGATCTTCCGTTTTCAACTAATTTATTCCCGGAGTTTTCGCTCATATTCCAGTCTTGATCATAAGATGAAATTATATATGCGTCTGCAATTTCTGGATCAATTTCGTTAGGAATAACATCAATTTGATGCGGTCTAAAGCATCTTACTTTGATCTCACCATTCAAAACCAGTGATTGAATAAATGCTTGGTCGTGGGTTTTAAAGGCTTTATTCACATTTAGCATCTTGTTATCCACATTGATGCGGTGATAAATATCTTTTAATGCCTTTGCCTGTTCTTCTGTTACTCCAATAAATGCTCTTTCTGGTTCGCATTTATAAAGAGAAGCCTCTTTGTTCACAATTGCTCTTGATATGTTAATAGAAGAAACAACTGGAATTTGCTTCAATGACTCGGGCGAGTTATGTTGCTCAAGATATTCATAAACATAATCATATATTTTTGAGTTATAAATTTGAGCCTGTTGAAATGAGCGATATTTTCTGTCTTTGTTTTCGCTTCCAGTGATTTCATTTATTAATTGAAGCCTGACATCTTTATTCAATAAATCCATTTATTACCTTCCTTGAGTTGATATAGGTTTTCTTATTCTATCTGGTAAATCATATTCAAAATCACAAACATAGTCAGCTGTGTCAGATAAATGCGTCCTATTAGGGTCTGATTTTACTTTTGAAAAATCTTTTGGCTCTTGCATTACCTGAGTGAAATCCTTTATTAATTCTTTGCACTTAGGATTTATTTTAACTACACCATGATAGAATAGTCCATTCATTAATAATTGTCTTTCTCTTAACCTTGGGTTCACTTGCTTGTATCTAACTCTGAGTTTTTTTGATTGCAGAATAGCAACGTCTGATTGAAGCTGTTCGGTAGCAGATGACTTTCTTGCACTTCCAGAGGCATCGCAGGTCACTAACAATAACCCGTTTTGATATTCCCATGGGAATCTTTTAATAACAGCCTCGGCAATTGTGTAGGTGTTCGAGTCACCTTTTAAAACCAATTCTTCAAAAAAATGCTGTTCTGCTCGTCCATTATTAACTATTTTATGTGAAAACGTCGCACTCATATTGCCCACGTTGAAATCTAGCCCAACATGAATCATTTGACCTTTTTGATAAATAGCCTGCTCAGACACGTTTTTTTCACGACTAAATGAGTAGTAAAAATAGTTTCCACCTATTTTAATTATCGCACCTTCTGTAAATACCTTAAGTGCTTGCTCATCTAATGTGGCTCTTAAGTCATCTAGATAGTGATCTGATAAATAAATGTTATCTTTTGTGCTTCCGTAAACAATCTTAAAAGCATTTGGTCTTTCTTTATTCTGCTTTTCCATATTTTCTTTATACTCTTCAAGCCAACCAAAAACATCTTCTGGTGTTCCTGCTAAGACAGATTGTAGGCACTTTGCCCCTTTTAATCTCACCCTTCTAGTCATTTCTTTTATTCGATCATACTTCATTAATGAGTATTCATTGATTCCTGAATAAGCTAAATTTGGTCCTGCGATTGGTTTTTCTGCGGTGAAAATATAAAGAGGTTTTCTGTTCCATGGGAAATAATAAGCGTTTTCTTGTCTGTTAAACTTATACTTTATTCCATTTTTCTGAAATATATCGTCAAATGTTGGTTGAACGTCTTTTCTAAAACTAGGGTAGTCAGGGACAAGCAAACCACCTGAAAAGCCTCTATTTATATAGCTCAATTTAAGCATTTTGTTACACAAGACATAGGTTTTTCCAGACCCAAGACCGCCTGAAAAAACAATCGTACTTGTTATATCATCGTCAAAGACTTCTGCTTGTGCCTTAGTTTTCTTGAATACTATTTTCGCCATCTACAAATTCCAAATCTTCAGTTTGTGCTGTTTGCATTGGCGTGTCTGACCAATCGCCTATGTTTTTAAGTGAGAAAATCAACATTGTTCTATCGCCTGAGAGTCCCATTTGAATAGCTTTTTGCTTTAAACCCATCACATTATCAGACATCATCATTTCTCTGTAATCTGAAAAAGTTACGCCCTTATCTCTCTCTATGGCTCTTTGAATTGTTCTCGTTGAAAGAATTTGCCCTGCTCTACCGAGTGAGGCTCTTAATTGACCTAATGTTGCTCCATATTCCAGAGCTGTATCCACAACTTGATAATTTAACTTTACCCCTTCCATCATGGCTCAATGCACTCCTTTGCATGAAAAGATGACAGCAACATAATGCGTTACTTTATTGCCATCTTCTGGCAGAGTTGTTTTGTTTATGTTTATGATTGAATTTAAGGAACCTCTTGCTTGAGACTGTCAGTTTTTTGACTCTTGAATCCTCAAGGCTCAACCTTGATTGTTTTGGCTCTACCATTTCTTGATTTGAGCATTGAATTTTTATTGTGTCAAATTATTGGCTTAAAAATTCTTTTATAATTTCTCTCGTTTTTGACTTCCGATATTCTTCAATGTCTCTATCGGTTAATTCTTCAAATATGAATTGCTCTATTTTTATATTTGTTAGACACATTGTTTCTAAGTAAATAGCGTCATTGTCTGCCCAATCTAACTTTTCTGTTTCTTTATCTATGAAATCCATTATTATTTTTTCACGTTTGGCAAAGCTTAGAAGGTCTTTTTTCATTTTTCTTTCTATTTTTATTCTTTCTAATATCCACTGTTCTACTGTTCTTTTTTGGGGTTTCTTTTGTTTTTTAGGTTTATTCATTGTTGCTCCAAGGTGTCAAGATTGCGTATATTAATCCAAATAATAAAATCAAAGCAAGTAAAATTACTTCTTTTATCGTAGCTTTTTTAAATTCATTTCTATTCATTCCCCTGCCTCCACAATTGTCAAGTTTTTTGGCTAATTGATAAGTTTTTTATATCAAAAACATGTCTTTTTATTCATAGTTTATTTTGAGTTTAGTTTGAGAATTTGTGGTTCTTTTAATGCCTTTGAATATGTGAGCTATTACATCTACAGTCCAGCCATTACCTAACATCTTATATCTTTGGGTATTGCTTACATGATTAGTATAGTTGTCGGGCACTGTTTGCAACCTTTCACATTCTATAGGTGTTAGTTTTCTAATACAGTAATCATCTTTTATGGCATGATTAACATAGGTATGAACCCTAAGAGTGCTAAACTTTTCTCTTTCACTAAAGCCTCCTTTAACAAAGCCATGGGGTTTTTTATACACTGTAACAAATAAGTTATCTTTATCTACTGTGCTCAAGGTATTGCTTTTGTTTGGGTTTTTATTCACCTCAATTACCTGATTAGTTGGTATGTTTTTATTATAATCATCTCTTTTGCCATTATTTAATCGCCTACCGACTTTCCTAGCAAAAAAAGTTTTATCAACATCATAACTGTTATCCAATAATTCATTTTCAATTATATCTTTTAGCACTATTCCTTTATCTTCAGGCTGAGTAATATTAGGAATATTAGTCCAGTACAATCTAACTCTGTTTTGAGCTGACACTAAAGATGAGTTAATCATTATAGGCTCTACTCCTAAATGCTCACTTATTACATCTTGATACTCTTGCTTCATTCTTACGTTTTCTAGTAAAAAGTATTTAGGCTTAACTTCTTTTAATGCTCTTACATACTCAAAAAACAAAGCTGATCTAGGATCATTAAAATTTAATTGCTTTCCAGCAAAGCTAAAACCTTGGCATGGTGAACCTCCTATTAATAGATCGATCTCGCCTAATGATTTAAAATCATAATCTACTACACTACCTTTCTGTATTGTGTTTGGATAATTAGCTTGAGTTACAGCAATAGCATACTTGTCTATCTCAAAAGCATAATAGTTATTATATTTTATTCCAGCTCTGTTTAAAGCTAGCTGACCACAGCTCATTCCATCAAACAAACTTAATACATTAATCATCACTACCTCTAAAATGCACATTAATATTGTATAGAATTAACTCTATCACTTGTCTATCTCTAGCAGTAAGTTTTTTATCATAGTTTATCTTGAGTTTAGGTTGAGAACTTGTGGTTCTTTTTTTCTTCTCATGATAAACCTCTTTTGATTCATTCCTTACCTTTACATTTCTCGTCTTTGTTTTCTTCGTTTTGTATTATCCTGCACCTTTCGCAGATATAGCAAAATACTTTTTTAATCCATTTGTGCTTCATTTCAAGCTCTTTGGTTCTTCTTTTTGCTGTATTTTTTTCTATATGTTTCACTATTATAAATACTAAAAGGGAGAGTTTTAAGGCTGTCTAGCTTGTCACCAAGTAAAGCCCTAAACTCATCAGCGACCTTTATTAATTCTGAGTCATCAGCATGGTCTTCTAATTTTTCATCAATATAATCACTTATTGCAATGCAGTCTTGACTACGATCATAGTCTGAAAGTTTTTTGTGTTTCATTCCTCTACCTCTTTTTCATATTCATATCCAAAAACAAAGTTAAAGTTTAAATTTATTATCAAAGACGTGAAAGTAATATATTTTGCGATATGACTATTACTCCAATAGCTTGTCACTGCTAAACCTATCACATCTTCCACAAAACCTAATTGAATAGTTATATAGTAATTTCCAAAGTTAATTCTTGTATTCATTCCTCTACCTCCGCAATTAGTTGGTTATTTGGTATTTTAAACTATCAGTTAAAAAATTAAATTGGTTCTGTAGTCTTTACACTGTCTAAATTCCTAACTATCTCCTAAGACGTATATACCTAAAATTGTCAGTACAACAGTGTATGCAATGGAAACAGATGTGAAGTGTAGAGGCAGTAATGTTACAGTTAAGATTAAAAAAATTACAGACAAAGCTACAATTCCCCTTACTGTTCCCCTAAACATGATTTTTAAAAATTTCATTCCTCTATCTCCACGATTAGTTTTGCTTTGATGTTGTATTCCTCATCTTTTCCCGTTGAGATAAAAATAGCATTACTTGAGCTTCCTATATACTTAAAGTGGTTTTCAAAAATATAAACATCAAAAACCTTCTCGACTTTCTTTTTTGGTGGGGAGCATTTTAGGTATAGAGGGAAATCCTCTATATCAAAAGACCTCCCGAACCTATTGAAGAGCCTAGAAATAGAAGGAGTTTGAATCTCACATCTGCCATTATTATCAAACTTAACCTTAAATATCTCATTCGGGTACATGGGACAAACGACACAATCACCCTCTTTGAGTTCTTGGGTTCCTGTAAATTGTTCTAGTGTTGTTTGATATAGGGATTTCATTTTAGCTTTCTCCTGCTAATTTATCAAATAATTCAACAACTGTTAATTCTTGCATAACCACCATATTGCCTTTAGTGATTTGTTTTGCGTGAAGTAGTAAAGCAAAAGCCACTAATCTTTTAGGTAAAAACCTACAAATAATTGCGTAAAATAATTTCATTCTATTTTCCTTTTGTTTAATATAGGGATTTCACTTACATTCCTTTAATTAGATATTTATCCACAAAGTGGTCATATTTCTTCTTATAACAATTGCACGGGCAATCCCCATCTGACCCATAAACCAATATAAAACACCATAGTTGTAATTTTTTAGGGAGAATATTCGCCACATTTACCCAAAAATTATTGTTATTGCTCTTGTATAAAAAATAATTATAAAACTTCTTCATTTTATTCCCCTTTTAGGGCTTCAAGCTCTTTGTTGATTTCCCATAAGTCATTTATTTCTTTTGCGATTTCATGGCTTGTTATTGAAATTTTACTTTTTAAATAATCTGCAATCTTTCCTTTACGCTCAAGAAGTGAGATTTGTTTTTCATACATCTCATGCTCATCAAATATCATCAACACATCTTCAGTGTCATAG